TGTCTTGCAGGGTCACACGATTTAACCTTAGTAAGTTCAGACGCGCGCCGTAGTTCGTGTTCGAGTTCGAACAAGCGTTATTCGCATTCGCGTAAGCGAGGCCGCTATTCGCATTCGAATTGTTGCCCGACCGCAAAACCAACCGGCTGTGAGGGTTTTCTGCCCGGAATATTTTCCGGCTGAAAAATTACGAATTTTATTTGAATTTGTTAACGTTTCACTCATTAAAATGTGTGCCAATCGCTCCGCGATAAAACAAAAGGTGCAGCAGCCGGGGCTATCGCCCACGGCTCTGCACCAATCGAAAAGGACGAGCGGCGAGAAGTCGCTCTTACGAAAGCACGATTAGTCGCCCACGGAAGGCCAGACGCGCGCCGCAGCCCGCGCCCGAGTACGAACAAGCGTTATACGCATACGCGTAAGCGAGGCCGCCAGACGCAACCGAATGGCTGCCCGACCGCAAAACCAACCGGCTGCGGGCATGGGTGTACCAATAACCGGCACAGAAGCCGAGAATGTACTGACTTGTGTCGCCGATTGTTCGTGATGGCAGCACGTCACATTTCGCGCCGTGTACCAGACGCACGATGTTGTTACCGCCGCCTGTGGTCAGACACTGCACTGTACGCTCCTTGCCGCTTATCGGGTCGAAGATATGGGCTACACCGTCAATCGGGAATGACGATACCTCAGAGCCTTTGTTCTTGAAAAATTCCTTGAACGAAGTCACATTGAGCGCAATGTTGTCCATCCACTCGGAGTCACAGCCGACATAGCCCTTGATACCGAGTATTGAGTTCCATACATTGCCGCTGTTCTGTGTGTCGGCCATACCTATGGTATCTGCTGAGTTGAGGAGTGCATCATGCACTCCACGGCCTACGATGCTCTGTTCATCGCTGTTGCCGTTCAATGCCCACCACAGGATTGAGGTTTCCTTGTGCTGCTCATAGTCTTGGAGCTGATAGCCCTTACCACGGAGCCTTGCAAGGTTCTGGAAGTCCTTCATCGTGTAGTGGATTGCACCTGTCGGCAATTCCGTGGCGTTGCCCTCCTCGTCATAAAGCCAATTCGGGTTGATGGTGGAATTGCCGTCACCCTTGCGGGAGCGGCCGCTGCTGATACTTCTGGGAAGGCCGAGGCCGTCAATGGTAATCGGGTATGTGCCGAACACCGAACCGTCCTCAATCTCCTCGTTGAGTGCCTTCGGGGTCTTGATTTCGGTCCACTCCGGCTCAATGGCCTCGATGCTGTCACTGTCCACAACATGAACCTCGCTCTCGTCAAGGTCTTTGAAGGTTGTAAAGTAGAACCACTTTGCGCCTGTCGGCACTTTCTCAAAGATGTAGTTGCCGATTGTGAAGTCAAAGTTGGTGTTGCTGACGGCCATCTGGAACACTCCGACAATCTTGTTGTCTGCATCGGTAAAGACACAGCCCATTGTCTGATTGTTCATGCCCGGCCATCTTACCTGCTTCATGCCCTCAACGTCCACGCGATATACATTCACGTTGGATGCTTGGCCGAGGAGTTCTGCCACGTCAGAGCCTTCGTATTCCTCACCATCGCTGATATACACGCCTTGACTCTCCGAATACAGGAGGTCGCCGAGGCGGTGTATCTTGCGCACGTTGGCGGTTGATAGTGGCTCGTTGTCGCAGCTCGACCAACAAGTGTACTTGTCTTGGTTCTTGAAGTCATTGACACCTTTATACCATCCGTGTCCGAGAACGTGCATGATGTCATACCCTGCGCCGGCCACGTCCGAAAGGTCAATCTCGCTGCCGTTAAGCATGAAATTGAAGTTGGTGCGGCTCAGTCGGCGAAGCTCCAGACGTTGCAGTTTGGCGTTGTAGTCAGCACGACAAGCCCATGTATTCTCAAAGATGCGCAGGGGGTGGCCCGACCGCTTATAGGCGGCTGAATACAACGCGCCGGTCATGTTGTCGAGGTTGCCCCATTTCTCACCCGGAGCATCCACCAAGTCAGAACATCTGATAATTGAGAACTGCGAGTTGTAGAGGTCGAGCGCAGGGAAATAGGCTTTGAGGCTGTTAAGACCTGCGGCCCCGTCCGTGTCCTCATCCTCTATCAGCTCCGACAATATCCAACGACCTGTGAGGCCGGAACATTGTTTACCGATGCCCTCAACAGTCTTATCGGCGGCAATGTCGTTGCCATTCTCGTCAAGGCCGAAGGCGTGTGTCGCTCTGAGTGAGCGTAGGATTTCAACGCTCGCCGTGATGTTCACGTCACGTAGTCCGATGCTCTTGATTTGTCCTGCTTCGTCCACGATGTTCTTAATCATGGTCATTGCGTCAATCTTCGGGCATCCGCTAATCATCAGTTTGGTTACATTGCTCAGTCCGGCAATGGTCAGACCTCCGGGATATGACAGGTTGGGAAGATTGACGAGGGAGATTTCCGTCATTGTGGCGGGCAGGTCCAATACACTGATTGGCGAAGTCTCGGCAACGAGGCAGTTTTGTAGGGGTGTGCCTTTTGCTTTGATGGTTTCCAATCGCGGACAGGTACTTGCGTCAATGCTTGCAACGGTGGTGTTCGTCACGTCAAGCACTCGCAGGAACGGCAGGGAGCCGAGGGGCAGAGAGCTGATAGGCACGGCGGCACCAATAGAAACGTCCTGTCGGGTTTCGCTACCAAGTATAATCTTCTCGGCGAGTGTCATAACTTGGAAGTTGAAACTGCTGTCAAGGCTTATCTCGCTGAGGTCGATTTCAGAGAGGCGGTCGGCTTGATAGATGTAGAGAAGTGCATACTCGGTGTGGCTGAACTTGGTGAAGTAATGCTCCTCTCCTGCCTCAAGGAATACGACCTCATCAAGTTGGCCGCTTGCATCGTGGCCGATACCAAAGTAGCCTGTCTTGGCGGCTTTGATACGGATGCGGGCTGTGCTGCTCGCGCACGATGTACGACCGCTCAATACTCCGCTGAAGAATTGGCCGGTCTGGTAGTAGCCATCGCGGATGCGCCAACGCTGTTCAATGAACTGCGGCAGGGCCGTCAGTCCCAGACCTTGCAGAGCGTAGAAATAAATATCATCGCTCCTGCCCACGCTCTCGATGTACTTGCGCTCGCCGTCATAGGAGGATATGAGCTTCTTCCAGAATTTCAGTCGTTTATCTACAAAGAAATATTCGGCTCCTTCGGGCGAGAACGGTATCATGTCCACACCGTCAACGTTGGTTTTTGCGGAGCGCATGGCGGCGGCTACCGTGTTGAGCGATAACTGCTGATTGCCGCTGTGTGTCGCGTCAAGGTAAACGGTAGGAACAACCGCTACGTTGTTGAACAGGATTGAACCGTAACCTGCGTATGGATTTACATACGTATCGTCAGTCATGCGGTTGGGGTCGACCTCCGGGTCAACGGTGCATCCACCGTCATTGTCCTTGCCGTTGCAGGTATCACAGTCATATACCTTGTTGAGATACATTCTGACTGCGCTGTCGGATGAATACACACCGTTGGTTACGCTGCTACCGTCCTCCAAGAACCACATCGGCTGCATGTTCTTGGCTCGTTGGTCGGTGGCGGCGAGGTAGTCTGTAAACAGTGTGTAGGCGTAGAGGCTCTGCGGTGATGCATACTGCCACAGGTTGTTTTTCCAATTGTTGGCCTTGGTGGTGTCCTCGACAACCTGCCAACGGTTATCTTTGCCTGTAACTGCGCTTATCATGTCGCAGTCATGGCAGAAACGTAACATTCGGTAGAGGTCATAAGGAACCTTGCGGCCATAGGCGAGGTCAATCTGGAGTTGGTCATCGTCAATCATGCATTCAAAATACTGCGTCCATTTCGGGAATGTTTCTGCCGAAACATCACCGCTGTTGACAAGTTTCTGAACCCATGAGGATTTGTCGGCCTCCATTTTCATCATATCGTCTATGCTCGACACGCCTTTCCACCAACAGAACCCTTGATAGGAAAGCAGTTCAAAGCCGGTGACGGGGTTAAGGACATCGCCTGTGACTACCCACTTGCCGCCAACCTGTTTCATCGAACCGTTGCTACGCTGCCATTCTGAACCGTTGTGGCGCATGATAAGGTAGTCACGTCCGCAGTATTGGCTCAGAAGATAGATGGTATCAGTGTCGAGTCCTTCAGTTGCCTTGAAGCGGGTCTCGATTTGCGAGAGTGTTTCATCTCGGTTGCCGAAAAACTCCACGAAGTCGCCGTAGTTAAGACAGCCCTTATTGTAACCGGGAGTGTCCTTGAAACCGAGGGCAAGCTGCTCGCCTTTGTCCTCCTTCCAATTGCCCTTTGCATGGAACCATGCATCGGTCAGTTGCTCGTTGGTGGCACGGAAAGCGGCTATCGGGTGGTTCTTGGTGGAGTGGTCCATCTTACAACCCTCGATATGCAGGTCGCCTTTGGTGAATGTGCCGTCATAGGCTCTCTGGGCCGGTGTCTGATATGCGCTGCCCATTGCCTTGAAGGTGTTGTTCATCATATCACATACACCGCAGTCATTGGCATTGGAGCTGTCGGAGTAGTCAACCTTGACCGTGATAATCTGGACGGGGATTGCATCGGGACGCACAAGCACAAAGTTCTCAGCGGCGAGGGCAATCGCTTTGTGACCAAGTTCCGTATTCTCGTTGGGGTTGAGAAGTGTGATAACAATCTTGTCTGCTTTATTGACAGGCTTGTTGAGATAGAAGCGGTCGTTTTTAATCGGTCGCTTTGCGGAGGTCGTTCCTTGTCTGCGCCACTGAACATTAGTGGCTTTGAAGTTCAACTCCGGGTATTCGGGATTGAAATAGAACAGGGTGCAGGTGAATTTGGTGGAGGTGTTGGTATCTCCGTCAAACTCATCAAACACGCTCTGCGGTGCTACCACAACATAGTACGGCATACCTTTGGCCTTGAGCTTGTCGAGGCTCGGACGATTGAGGGTGTCAAGTACATCCTCGTTGTCATACTCGGCCATCATAGCAGTTACGTCCGTCTGTTTGGCGAGGTAGTTGCTGAAGGCTTGTGACCACTCATAGTAGCTCTCGTATGCCATGATATAGTAGAGGTACAGGTCGCCCTCCCTGCCGTCAAACGTGAGCGGAGTGTTCTGCGAGATTGCGTTCTGTCCCGGTATGTAACCCAGACATGCAACCTCCTCGCCGTTGAGATACATCTTGATTGTGGAATACTTTTCATTGCCACGCTCATAGGCTCGGCTTGCCGGTTCCACAACCACGGCCATGGTGATTTTCTCCTTGCAGCGGAACTTGCGCTCCTGCCTCTGGTGCTTCACACCTTTGGCACAGTAGATGCCGGCCACATTGCCTTTCACATAGAAGCCGGTACCCGTTGACGGGTCGTAGCTGTGCATGAGCAATGCGTCCTTATCCTTGATATTGTCGGTAGCGAAACAGAACTGAACGGCGTTACCTGCGCTCTCGTTGGTCTGACGGGAGTATGGGTAGTAAGGAATTATACCACGCAAATTCTCGGCAACACGAAGGGAGTTTTGTCCCAGATACGGCACATAACCGTTGGTGCGCCAATTCGCGCCTGTAATCTCCATTGTCACGCCGTTGTCGGTTAAGGTCTTATCCACATCGGCATTGGTGCGCAGGGCTAAGTCGTAACCAAATGCGGCTCCGCTCTTGAGCTGCACATCAATCGCGCTGCCGTCAACGGTCACAGAGATTTCATTGCTCTGTCCGTTATGAACGGTGCCGTTGCCCTGTGTCCATCGGCCCTGTGCGACAAATGTGATGCTGTCGCCGTTGGTATACCCCAGTATCTGGTAGCGGACGGCGTAGGTAGATGAGGCCGAGGCGTTGAACGTTTGTATCGTTTCACCGTTGGCCTTGACTGACACCTGTGTGTTGCCGCTCACGCTCGCGGCAGTATAGGCCGCAACTTGCAGATTGGCTATGTCATACAGGGCAACTGTGCCGTTGAAGTCCTCGTCATAGGTCTTGGCATCATAGCGGATAGCCACAATAGGCTCGGTCGGCTTGGTGCTGTCAACACACATGATGGAGGTATAGACGTAGTTGCCGGTTACCTTTGCCTGTGGTGCATAACCATGTATGCGGAGCAGGTAGGAACCGTGCTGCATCTTCTCATTGTTTCCGAGAACATTGCTTGGGTTGATGCTGATGTCCTGCGAGAAGGTTTTCTGAATATTGGCCCGGCCAAGCTCATGCCATTCTCCGTTCCAGAGAATTTCAATGATAGCGTCAATACCTCCTCCTGTTCCTCCGAGGGTGTTGCGGGGGAAGATGTAGAAACTATTCAGAGTGGTCATACCTGCACCTGCCGACACTCGGCACTCATGCAGGGCTTTGGAGATTTCCACCGTTACGTCAACGCAGTTCACGCTCACGTCAACGCGGCGCACGTTGCCCTCTTGGTCTTTGACCGCGACAACGAAGCTGCGCTGTCCGGCTCCTTCAAACCAATCCGTGAAGTCAACCGAGAATTTCCAATCTTGCAGGGTGGCCGAACTGCGCTCGTTGGTGAGGATTTCTGTTTTGAGCAACACGCCTGTGTTGGCATCGCTGACGGATATTTCCGTGATGTTGTTGACAACCTCCTCCTCGCCCATGCGCGTGACGCTTCGGGCGGCAAAGCGGCCAATAACTTTACCTCCGGCGGCTCCGTAGATTGTCTGGCTCTCAAAGCGCACGGCGAATGAGGTTGCATCGGTGCTTCCTCCACCTCCACCGAGAGGAACGGTAAGGGGGCTACCGATGGGCTTGCGCTTGGCGTTGACAGGTTGATAGGTCTTGGAGTTGCCGTCCTCGCTGAAACTTTCCTCGAAGTCCACGATGAGGCGGTCGTATGCTCCGCCTGTGCTGAAGGCATCTGAGCCTCCCTCGGTCGGAACATCGTTTGCCACAAGGTCAGTGCCGCCGCCTCCAAAGTCTTTCCATGCCTCGGCATTGTCGGCACTTGCCTTGTCAAGTAGTTGTTTGGCCTCCCAGATGTGTTCCGTGGCATTGAGGCAGTAGGCAATTACAAGGCCGTCCTTGAAATAGTCGATACCTTTGCTTGTGCAGAGTTTACGGAGGGCGGCGACTGCACTCAACAGGGTGTACTCGCTGCTGCCGGTGATTTCCTTACACAGCTCGTTGATGTTCAGCATCGGTTCCTCACCCGCACTCTGTCCTGCCACGTCAAGCCAATTATCCATGTTATTGTAGCTCTCCGGGTCCTCGCTAAGTCCGATGTATTGGAAGGTGCGCCAACCTTTCGCGCTTGCGGCGAAGGTTATCTGAACACCTATGCCCACGGCGTTTTTCGCAATGGCATACTCGATTGCGCTCTGCTTGGTGTCGTAGGTCGGGGGATTGCTCGGAAGCTCATCACCGTTGGCGAGGCGGGCCGCTGTTACGTTGTAGCAGTTACCCACAGACGAACCGCCAAGTTCGACCATCTGGCCGTCCACTATGCGATAGAGTTTATCCTTGCAACGGTATATCTTCCCGGATATGCCTACAAGGTCGCCGTTGTATTCCTCCTCTCCGTATTCATCGAAGTAGGTTTGGTTGGTGCCGTAGGCACGGAAAACTGCGCCGTCCTCATCATTGGGACAGAAATACACACCTGCTGTCGGGGGATTGCCGGTGCCGTCATAGATGCCGTCAAACGGCAAGATACATATATTGCGTATCTTGACATCATGGAGAATGATGTCTTTCTGTGCAGCCTCCATATCTTGCTGCAACTGCGCTCCCTCATCGCCGGGGAATGCCGTGCTTTCAGTATGGCCAAGGGCGAGGTCTGACCCGATTACCACCATCTGTGACCCGCTCCAACGATATGTCTTGTTGGTGGTGCGGTCCACATAGACCTTATCCTTTTCGGGGATGCGGCCATTTAGCGAAAACTCACCGTAACCGTCTGCGCCTTCCCAATTATCAGAATACTGAGCAGGGAATGTTCTTGATGCTGTTGCAACGAATAAACCTGTTGTAGTATTAAACACCACCAGAACACTGCCGGTGAGGGATAAGGGGGATACGGTTACATTTGCCACGAAGCCGTCAAACTCCTTGACATCATCCATCGCTCCGGGAATGAAACGCGCAGGGATGCGGCGACTCTCGTTGAGTGGGGCGATACCACCGGCGGCTCCCTTGCTGTTGGTGATTGCCTTTATGTCTGAGGCGTTCTTAGCAATGGATGTGTCATGACCATCAACACGGCCTTTGATTGTGTTGATGCTGTTTGTGTTGTTGTTGACAGTGTTGCCGAGAGTGGTCTGCTGTGTCTTGATGCCGCTGATTTCGGTATCGTGAGCGTCAACACGGCCTTTGATTGTGTTGATGCTGTTTGTGTTGTTGTTGACAGTGTTGCCGAGAGTGGTCTGCTGTGTCTTGATGCCGCTGATTTCGGTATCGTGAGCGTCAACACGCTTTTCCAGAGCCTCATGCTTGCCTTGCAGGGTCGATAAATCTTCGCGGAGATTATTCACCTGCACGTTGTCAACCACAATCTCATACAGCTTGTTGATAGGTTCACACACCCAATCGCCTCCACTGCCGACATACATTCGGAACAGAGCCTTTCCTTGTTGGACGGTAAGGCCGAGGGCGGTAATGTCGGCCTCCGATGCGGACACACCGGCAAACCAACCATCATGCGGTTGAGGGTAGGCTTCGCGCAGAGCAGCAGCGGAGGCAAACAATCCTTTGTTTACTCCCTTGATATTCTTTGCCTCAAGCCAACCCTCGACTATAAGGTCATGGCCGACACGGGCGTTACCCTGTACGTTGGCATCCCCACCGGCTGACACATTGCGCCCAACCGCAACGTCACCGTCTATCTGTTTAGTTGGAATTGCACTCATTGTAATGCTGAATTAGAAATTTCGGAAAGTGCCGAGGATTTCTCGGACTCGCCTAACGTGAGTAATACTAATGACGCAGCGGCATACTTCACGGCTGTGTAGCAACGTTCACAGATGTCTATGCCCTCATCCTTGTCTATCTTCGGATAAGGAAGATACTGCGCTCGGCGTACATAGGCTCTCTTGCTTTTGCAGGAGTAGAACTCCAACGCTCTGCCTTCGGGCCGTGAGGTGATTACGCACACCGGCTTTTGGGCGGTGCCTCGTAATGCCTTGATGCGCTGCCGCTGTAAAGCATATTCCGGGTCTGAGGGGCTGATGGCTAAAAAGACTGCCCGCTCCCAATCACTCATTTCAAATACGATTAGGCGCATGAAGTCCTGCGGCAACAGCACCCATCCGCTTTCAAGGTTGCCCCAGAAAACGGCATCGCCGAAATTGTGGCCCTCCTCCAACAGATATGTCGGGGCGTTGCTATGCACTCTGACTACTGCTTCCAATATCTTGCTTCTGACTATATCGTCAAGGGCAAGAGTGTCAACATCATCATCCTGCAATAGCTGTTCGCTTGTCATGTTCTGGTCGAGGCAGATGCGCACATCGCGCATAACATCGTGAATGTTATATACCATAGCGTCTGAGGTTATTCTTCCTCCTTGGCCTCGCTCTCGGCTTTGGTTCCGTTGAGGGTGTCGAACTTGCCGCCTGTGAACTGAATGCCATGCTCGGCGGCTATTTTCTGTGCAATCTCGCAGGAGCGGACCTTATAGGAGGAAATGTTGAAATTCTCTTGCAGGTATGCATGTGCGTCCGGCAAGCAGGTTACGGGAACTTTTGTAATGCCGTTAGCTTCCGCTTCCTCGGTCTGTGCTTCGGCTACGGGTTCCGGCTCGGCGGCTTCCTGCGGTTCGGCCTCGACAGGTGCGGGTGTCGGTGCGGGTGTTTCCGCAACAGGCTCCTCGGCCTTCGGCTGCGGTGCCGATTGTGGAGCGGGCTGTGCCTTGGGTTTCGCCTTCGGCGCAGGTTTCTTGGGTTCCTCAATCGTTGCCCGGCGTTGGATTATGATGCGGCCCTCCTTGAAATAGGAGCTGTTCTCAATCACCTTTTGGATGAAGGGGTTGCTCGTTGTGAACTCGGCGGGGGTCACGCCGTAGCTTGTCAGTGCGCCGCCGGTGAAATGCACTCTCACGGATGCGGCTCCGACCTTAATCTGCGCTACCCAATCTACGAGTCGCGGTGCGCCATAAGTGATTTTTTCCATTGTGCTGTATGGGATTTGAATGTGTTTGTACTAAAAAATGTGGCGGTAAGGCGTTGGCCGCCCTCCGCCACATTTCGGTTTAATTATGGGATGATACGTGTTAGTCAGCGATGATTTCACCTGTGAACTCGCTCCACGTTGTGGTCGTGGTGGCTGTATCACCTGTGCCGGAGGTTGTCACCTTGGCCTGCCACATCTGGCCGTTCTGTGCGGCAGCGTTGATGCCTGGGCAGTCAACAGTGAGCAAGTAAACGCGACCGTCAACGAGGTCATCGCCGGTAGGTGCGGTTTCCTTCTCCCAGATTGTGTAGGTGGTGGCACCTGCGTTGGCGGTGTCGCCCTCGCCGTCAATCCAGATATGACATGCGCCCTTGAGTGCGAGGCCGTCCCAGACTACGATGCCCTTGCGAGTTGCCTCTTCGCCCTCTACGCGGTCGTTAAACTCGTGCTGCTGCGAATACATGTAGTGGACGAGGCGGTCCTCACCGATGAGTGCGCCGGAGTTGGAGAGGCCCAGAGTGTCGAGGGTCGGTTCACGCTTCAGTTCCATGTCGCCGAATACGGTATGGATGCTTGTGACTTCCCAACCAATCTTGTTGGTCTTGACGGAAATCTGCACCTCCGGGTGCTTGCTGAAGTCGATGCACTGAATTTCCTCAAGCAGGTTCTTACCTGCGAGCCACAGGGCGGTCTTAGGCACGTCCTCGCCGGTGAAATACATCTTGGCCAGAGCGATGAGCTTCTCGAATGTCCACTTGCCGGAGGTCTGGAGTTCGCGCTTGAACTGCCAACGGATGCCCTCGGTGAAGTAAATCATCTGCTCGCCGAGCTTGGGGACCTTGACAGGGAATTTACCCTTCTGGCCTACCCACAGGGTGCGGTTGCCGGCTCTCTTGAAGTTGAGGATGGCCTGTTCTGCGATGAGGCTCTGAGTGAAGGGAATGTGCTTCTTCTGTGCCTCGAAGTAGTCGGAAACGACTTGGTTCATGCCGCGCTTCTGGAGATACACGATGGAGGGACGCGGAACGATGAGGTCGGGGTCAACTTCCTTCTGTGTCTCGTACATGGCGTTGGCGAGAAGTTTGATTTTTGAACCGGCGGGGATGGCGGGCGTTGTGCAGAATGCGTCAGTAGTATTTGTTTTCGGGCCGTTAACGGCACGGACCACAGGATTGTCGGTTGTCGAGTCACGGCCTGTAACAAAGAGCATGAGGCTCTTGCCGGGTGTGACTGTCTGGCCATCGGGTGTGTAACCGTCCACATCGGGGACGAGAAGTGTGTGATAGTCGCGGGGAATGTTCTGGTCGCTTGCTACGAGGGGAAGGACGAATTGTGCTTTGCTGCTCGCGGTCACGGCGGTGTCCGTGGTGAGGGTCGAGCGTTGCTCGTCAATCATGAAGTGTTCGACCTCGGGGCTGTTGACCTTTACTTTCTTCGCTTTGAGCATAAGCGACATGAGGGCGGTGTCCTCGCTTTGAAAGCGAAAAATCTGCTCGTCAATGTCGGTTTCTACGAGGTTGCCCGGTGCGATGCCGCCTGTTGCGCCCGCTACATTGCTGACGGTTGTGGCGTTGCCCGGTGCTTGGCTGTTGACCCCGGCGGTGCCGGGAGAAGTGGGAACAGGATTACCTGTACCTAAAACTACGGTTTCGGTTGTTTCTGCCATGGCTTATAAAAAATTAGTTGAAAATGTTATTTGTCAGTTGATACTATGTTGCCCGGCTTGATGCCGCCGGTCGCTGATGCGAGGTTTCCTATTGTCGTTGCGCAGCCCGGCACTTGGGTTGCCAATCCTGCTGTCCCTTTTGTGGGGCGCACAGGCTTCTCGACAAATTTGATATGCTCACCCATTATCGCGCTCCGTCTGCTATGTCGAAGATTGAGCCTTTCTGACGCGAGGGCGCAGGTGCGTTGTTGGCACCGGCGAGTGTAGGTGTGCCGTCACCGCGCTTGGGTTTGCGCAGCTTGACCTCGGCCTTGGCGTTCTTGCCTCGGATTTCTCCCTCCTCGCTTGCGGCGGCGATGTCGGCATCATGGTTGATGGCTTTGAGAACCATGTCGATTGTTTCCGGCTTGATGATACCGATAACGGCATCATTGGTAATCTCCTTAATCAAGTCGGCGGCTTGGTCTATCTGCTCATCGGTGAGGCCGAGTTCCTGCTGCTTCTGTTCAAGCATAGCAAGAGTGGTTTTCATATTCTTCTCCCACTCCTCCTCAAGCCCTTTCTGCTTGGCCATGCGGTCAACATACTCTTTGTTGCTCTTGGAAAACTCCTCCATCTTGGCTGGGTCATCGAGCATCTCCTTCACGCCGTCAATGCCGATACGGTTAATCAGCGAGGCCCACGGGTCTTTGCCCTGCGCCATGTCCGTTATGAACTGTGCGCTCTGCGGGTCCCTCGTGAACATGTCCGTCAGCTTGCTCTCGCGCTCCTTATAGCCCGAAAGCTGACTGTCATATTCGTCATAATCGTCATTGATTTGGCCGAATAAGGCCTCATCATCGGCATACTCCCGGTCGGGATATTTCTTTTTCAGTCGTTCTCCGAATTGGTCACGCCTGCTCTTAACTTGCTTTTCCTCAGCCATAGTTTCAATTTGATGTTATATGGGTGTTAATATCACAGGCAAAGTTAAGCGTGTTATGTCGGCTGACATCTTTATCTTTTGAGTTAGTATGAGTAATTTGCAGTATAGTTAATACCTTAAAGTGTAGCGCAATGAAGTCATTCGGAAGTGTCTTGGCCTTTACCAGAGAACGCAATGCAACGTTGCTGAAGGCCTATCAGGAACAAATTGATGCAGCGATTTTTGTCCGATTGAACGAAATCGGGGAGAAAATTGTTAACTCTCCTTCTCCTCGGTTCTGGGTGTCGGAGGAACGTGCCGCCGTTGTTGTGTCTGCTATCATGCGAGGCAAGCCGGTATTGAAAACCATGCGCCCAACCAAACGTGAAATGTTTGAGGAGATACACAGGCGTGTCGTTGCTCTGAAAGAACAGCATCCCGATTGGCACCTCTGCCGATTGGTCTTTGAGGTCGTTAACTCTCCCGCTCCTAAGTTCTACATGGAGGCTTCGTCTGCACTTGAGAGGCTGTTCAAAATCCGCAATGGTTGGTACGACAATGGAAAGGGAAATTTCAGTTTCTGATATTATAGCCGAAAACGAAAAACGCCGCAATGAAATGTTCTCGCGCTTCAACCCAATCACCGGCGAGGGTTCAGTCGGTGAGCGTGTTGTTGTGTCTATCCCGGACTTCCCGCTAAAGAAATTGTGGCTACCCAAAGCGATGGTTGATAATCCTCTTGTCAAGGGATTAATCAAGCACAAAGGTATTGACGGTTTCCTGCGCAATGTCATGGGCGTAGAGCCTACCCCGGAAGATAGGGAGGCGGTTCTTGACAGATTTGTGCGCCTACGTTGCCGGCATGATTTCCCATTCTGGGCCGCAACATTTGTTTATATCAAAAATAAAGAGGTCGGTGAGCCGGATTGTCTGTTTCGTCTGACCTATCCCCAACGGCGTTTTGTGGAAATGCTTGAACGGATGAGGCTCACAGGTAAGCCCATCCGCATTATACTGTTGAAGGCTCGTCAGTGGGGCGGCTCCACAACATCACAGCTCTACATGGCATGGATGCAGCTTATCCACCGCACAGGCCTCAACTCTCTTATCATATCCAACTACAATGAAGGTGCCCGCAAGATTAAGGGCATGTTCAAGAAGATGATTAAGGAATACCCGGTCTCGATGCTCCACGAAGTCGGCGATGTGTATTCCGAGAAGGAGGATAAACTTGTAGGTGTCGAGGGTTCCTCTCTGACACAGCTTGTGCCGCAGCGCAACGCAACAATCTCCATCGGTTCTTCCGAGTCGCCGGACTCCTGCCGTGGTGGTGATTACGCGCTCGTTCACCTTTCCGAGGTTGGCCTGTGGAAAGCTACTGACGGCAAAAAGCCGGAGGATATGGTGCGCTCGGCCTGTTCGGGTGTACTGTATCGGCCTAACACTATGATTGTCTATGAAAGCACAGCCAATGGTGTGGGCAATTTCTTCCACAACGAGTATGTTGCGGCCAAGGACCCGGAAATAAAATCTCAGTTTGAGCCACTGTTTATTTCGTGGTTCGATATTGAGTTATACCAACTGCCCTTTGGGAGTGAGATTGAGAGGCTCACATTCGCCACATGGCTCTATGAAAACAGGCTCAACGGCTCCACTCGCTCTGACCGTGAGGAGTGCGGCAAATACCTGTGGTGGCTCTGGAATATCGGGGCCTCGTTGGAGGGTATTCATTGGTATGTTGAGGAACGTGCGAAGTATCATGACCACGGCTCTATGGCATCCGAGTATCCCTCGGACGATGTGGAGGCGTTTGTCAACTCCGGCTGCGCTGTGTTTGACAAGTATTGCGTTGAGGAATTGCGGCCCGCTGCCAAGGCTCCTGCTCGTTATGTGGGCGACATCTACGGCTATGGCGATGAGGGCGAGGACGCGCTGCGCGATTTGCGTTTCAAGGCTGACGCGCAGGGCCTCCTGTGGGTCTGGAACCTGCCAGACCCTGTAAACCCAAACGACCCGGAGGAAGTAACGAACCGTTATCTTACCGTTGTCGATGTCGGCGGTCGCTCACATAAGGCCGACTGGTCGGTTATTGTGGTGTTCGACCGTCTGCTGATGATGGACGGTGGTAAACCTGCGGTTGTGGCTCAATGGTACGGTCATATCGACATGGACCTGTTGGCATGGAAAGCGGCGCAGATTGCGGCCTTCTATGACAACTCCCTGCTCGTTATCGAGTCCAATACACTTGAAACTCACGATAAGGAGCGCAATGTGGACGGGGACCAATCGGCGGCAATCCTCAATCAGATTAAAGACATTTATCCCAACCTGTATGCCCGCAAGCAATCCGAGGATGCGATTGTTCAAGGATTGCCGGTGCGCTATGGTTTCCACACCAACGTGGCCACAAAGCCAATGATTATCTCCACGCTTGTCAAGGTTATCCGTGAGGGCCTGTATGTGGAGAGAGATAAACGCTGCCTTGATGAATATCTGAACTATGAGAAAAAACCTAATGGCTCTTTCGGTGCCAAACAGGGTACACATGATGACTTGTTGATGACTCGCGCCATCGGGCTGCATATCTGTTTCTATGAAATGGAACTGCCGCAAGTCGTAACTCGCGGCAGCAATAATCTTAAGTATGTTCCAAAGGTAGTGTCGGCGGCATCTTTTTAAGCTGCCGGCTGTGGCTGCGGCTGCTGTCCGCGCATGGCTCCGTCCAGTGTGTTCACTGCGTCCATGTTCGCGCCCTGCTGCGCCTGTGCCAATAGTTGCGGTGATACTCCCTCCGGCATCTGTCCTGCCTCCAACTGCTCTTTCTGAGATTGGATGCTCTGCAACAGTTCGTCCGCAAACGGGAAATTGCCGGATTGTAGAAGCTGTTCCAGAGATATGGCCTGTTGTTGCCACAACTGCATGAGGAAGTCGTTTGCCATTGCTCGGTAGGCAGGTGTCGCCGTACTCGGCACGATTGACAGGTCAAACTCGACATCGCGTATTTTTCGCGGGTCGTATTCAATCTGTGTTCTTGCTCGGCCCGCAATCTTGAATACTCGCTTCTGGTCGTAGAACTGCTGAATGTTCTTGACATCCTTGTAAGCTGCATCGCGCACAAACTCACTGAAGGTGTCGAGGAGGTCAAGTAATGACGTGGTGGCGTTCTGGGTCTGCTGATTGTAGAGCGCAGCCGACATACCGGCATAGCCGGGCTTGCCTTGCAACGCGCCATTCACACCTGATATGTCCTCAAAGAATTTCAGTTGCAGGTTCAAAAGTTCATTGATGCCTATGTTAGTGGAATTGGCCTGTATCTGCTGAGGCAGGTCGCGGTGGTTCTTGCTCGGAGTATATACGATTACTCCGTCATGGCGGCTCCACATATCGGCAAAGTCCTCCGGCGACATTCCTTTGGGAATACAGTCACTCGGTATCATCAGCACACCTTTTGCCGATGCTCGCATAATCCAATCGTAGAGCGTGATGAGGCGGTTGGTGTATCGCTGTTGGTCTATCACGTCACTGACAAATGAATGTATCTCGCCGTCAATGAACGGATAGGCTTTGAATACATAGGGGTGGCTCTTGTGGTCGTAGGGCGTCTCTCCCTCCCGCAGTATGTCGCCAAAGGGAGTGAGAAAGTAATAATACCAGAAGGAGTCAACAAACCACTCGGCACGGATGAGGGGAATTTCATCCTTCGGCATACCGGCGGCTGCGCCCTGCATCATGCGGCGGGTGTTTTCCTCAACAACCATTTCGTTGTAATCCTCGACCTCAATCTTGAACACATCGCCGTTGTTGTAGTCATGGCACCAATAGCGGGGCTTCGTTTCCTTGCGCCACACCTCGATAACCCTGCACCGGCTTTCATCCCTCGGCACAAGGAAATCCATTTCGGGGGTCTGCGAGAAACCAAACTGCTCCCATGCTTGGGTCAGCACGATTTTCTCTCTTGCGGCCCTGTATATCTGGGCGAGTTGTGCATACTCGGTCGGGGTCTTGGCAAACTCATGGCACACGTCCTCAAAGCTGACATCGTGTATCTCTCCCACACATGAACAGTCCCATGTGCGGAAGTCGCGCATATTGTTGTCAATAAAAAAGTTGTTGGGCTGAACATACACCGTCCAACAATCCTCCTTATCGTTGAGTCGGCCAAACCACTTGCGGTGAACAATCATGCCGGAGATAAGGAATTCCTCCATTGTTCGCGCATACAACTCGGTCATTCGGTTGAGCTGCATATTGTACTGCAACACCGTTGACATCGTTTCGGCCAATTTCTGCTCGTCACGGTCGCGGGCATAACAGGTCGGCTCGGTGGCTTGGCTGCTGTACACACCGATTACATTACGGACGAGGCGGCGAATGAGGTTGTTTTTCAAAGGGATATTTCCCTGCTTCATAATGTATTGCTCCTCGGTCATTTTCTTGCCGTTCACACACACTATGTCGCTCCATTGGTCGCCGTAGTGATATCGTTTGTTCCGCTCCCTCTCGCGGCGAAAGCGGTACATATTCTGGTACAGGGTTTGAGCTTGCAACAGAACCTCCGAGGCCCTGCGCATACTGTCGCCCTGTGACTGCGCCCGTGCCACGCTGTCCATTTCTTGCTTGCTCGCGGGCTTGACCTTGCTTAGTCTGTTAAGTTTAATCATATCGGGAGTAATGTATTAGTGTCGGTGGCAAAGTTACTCACCACCGACACATAATTAACTTTATCTGTTGACTTGCTTGGGCTGCATACCTTGATACTTGGCGTAGAAGTCATTCATCAAGGTTGTCAGTTCCGACATTGCCGATTGTTGGCTCTCTGCGGTTTCGGCCTGTAAGACTTTCACCATGCCGGCACGGTATGATGTAATCGTGGAGGCTACGAGGGCGGCTTCTTGAGGCGACTTCGATGTCAGCCACATTTTGGAGATACGTCCGAGTTGCTTGTCAAGTGCGCCGAACCTCTGATACAATCCGAAGTCCGGGTCCTGCTGCAACATGGCGTGTGCTTGGGCGGCTGCGACATAGTCTGTTTTCATCAGTGCCTTTGCCTCCTTCGCCTTTTCGGACACGGCTTTATATCGTGCCTCGAAGTCGGCGTAAGCCTCGATAACCTTTGCATCGCCCTGTGCGTCCAGACGCTCCTTCATGCGGTCTGTGGCCAAATCGTTGTACTTGCCGAGGCGTTCCTCGTCACCCCATGACCACGGGGCCAACGGGGTGCCTCGTTTCACCTTGTATTCGGCGTAACGCTGTGCCAACTGAGCCGGGGTGAGCTTGCTCGCCTCCTCGCCGGTAAGGTCAACCTCATCGAAATACATTTTATCGATTTGGCTCTGGGGAACCTGCAATACTCGCATTGCGAAGATTGCAGCCTCATGGCTCAGTGCCGGGTCGTCACCGCAAGCATCGGTAATGGCTATCGCGGTATCGGTGAGGCTCTGCGGGTTCATGCCGACACCCATCTGCACCAACAGGTTCAGAATGTCGTTGATGGCCTCTGCGTTCTTGCCTCCTACGAATTTGGAGCCAATAGTGTTAATGTCGCTTGCTAATGGCATATCCTTGCTGAGTTGGTTCCAATTCCATTCACCGCTCGCCCACATATTGCCGAAGCTACTCATCACGTCACCGCCGGTCAGACCCTCGACACTTCCGAAATAGGCGTGTGTGAAGGCATCGTCCCACATCTTATCTTTCTCGTCCTCATCGTTGCCGAAGAACATATAAGGAAGATAGGGGCCGAGGTTCCACACCAATCCAACGATAAAGCCGAAGGTGGCCAGACGGAGAACGTCTTTCTTGATTTGTCTGCGGAAACGCTTCTTGGCTGCGCCCTGTGCTTGGTCGCGCTCGGCATCCGTGGCGGTGTCGGGGTCAACGTCCCAATCGCGGAGTATCTGCTTTGTCATAAACTCAATGCTCTTGGCCTGTTGTCCGGGCGTGAGATTGCGTTTGAGATTGCGCATAGCGTCAAATTCCTGTCGGGTGTACGACATGTTCGAGTTGCGGAACACGGTAAACAGGGTGCTTAACCAATCCTTATCAACCTGCATGGTTGACAAGAACGGCGACTCGGAGGATTGCTGCGTCTGGTTGAACAGAATTGTAGCATCCTGCATGGCTCGCTTTTCGGCGGCATCTGTCGGATAACCCTCCTTGAGATATTGTTTCAGTCGGGTTTCATACATGGCCCTTGCGCCGATGCTGACCGTCATGGCATCCACAAATGCGTTAGGGGTCATGCCGATGCGAGAGGATATTTCCATAATGCGACTGCGCCACATCTTCCAATCCATATCAGATTTGAGAAGTCGCGGGTCGCCGCTGATACGCGAGTGCCAACGCTCACGGAAGATAGGCATATTCTCCAGACACCACTTGAAATCACCGTAGGGATTAGCGATGCTTTTCAGTATGCTTCTCATATTAACCTCCGGGGCGTATGCAGGAGCGGAAAGGAACTGCTTCAATGCCGTGTACATTCGGAAGCTGACCTTTGCGGCGGTTACACCTTTTGCGAAGTTGACCGCGCTCTTGTTGAGCTTCGATACAGGAGGACGGTATTCACCTGCGGCCATAAGGGACAGGTCGTTGAAATTCTCCCACAGCTTACGGCCTCCACCATAGACGGTTGTCATGTTGATTACTTGGTTGCGGAAACGCTTGTATGTGCGCAGGGTGTTGAGGTCCCTGTTCCATTCTGCGTATGCGTTCCAATGTTCCATCTGTGTGATGTGGTCGAGTATCACGCTCAGTGCGTCCGCGCCTGTAATGTCGAGGGCGAGATTGTTCACGCGGCGTTTGATGATGCTGCCGGTCTTGGTGGTGATGCCGTCCGGGCGGTTCTGCTGATTGACATCTTCCTCCTTGTCAACTCTGGCATTGTCCAAAATCTTCAACGGGAAGTAGTTCTCAATCGCGGCCATGGATGCACCGAACATGCGCTTGTGGGTTTCGTTGTACTCGTTGCGGGTGTCCACAAGGAATTCATCTTGCAGCCAATCGCCGAGAGCCTTGAAACGCGGGTCGAGGAAGTTTTCAATTCTGGTAATATCGTCCTCGGTGATACCCATGCGGCGCAGCTTCATACGTCCGTCCGTCATTTTGTCAACCATGTAGATGTAGAGTAGGTTGCCCTGTGTCAGTTCATGGTCGCGCATTTCTCCACCGTCCCAGAACGAAACGGTAGCTTTTGGCATCTTCGCCTCCATTCTGATAAGGTTGCCCCATGTCTTGCCCTTGCCGAACAATTCAGCGGCCTTCTCGTCCAGACGCGCGAATTTCTCTTTGACACCGAGTAACTCCTTGTTGCGGCAATCTACCCAACCGCGCATAAAATGTCCCCACAGGTAGCCCTCTCCGTTGGCACTCTTGTTGCCGAATACGCGGAGTATCTGGTCAAAGGTGCCGAGGGGAGCGAACAGGAACTGAACGAAACCATTGTTGACAAACTTGTCTTTCCAATTGTCCTTATGGTGTTCGTTGGTCGGTCGGCCCTCCATGTCGGAGTTGGCAAAATGATGAATTCGGTTCACTCTCGCTTTCTCTGCCTCGCGGAAGGCCTTGGCGTTCTCGATGCTCTCACGCAGGGAGTCAGACAGACGGCCAACCAGATTGAAGTATGTCTCGGCCCTTTCTACCTTATTCTTGCGGATAGCATCCTCTGTGGCCTCGACAAACTGCTTGTAGGCATCATCGGTCATGCGTCCCGCGTCCCTGTCCTCCTTGGCGGTCTTGAGACTGTCACGAAGGGTTTTCTCCTCTGCCTTGCTGTTCGCTATGTTCTGCACATAGTCGAGTGCCATGTTCAGGCCGGCATACTCTAACGCGGCTTGGTCGGCAATCGTCTGGTCGGGGTCGCCCATGCGGTTCAGTGCCTCGGCAATGCGGTCGGTGATGTCATCTTCACTCAGCGACATTGCCTTCTTTACTACCTCCATTGTGCGCTGTCCGTCCACGTCAAGCACTCCCTGCACCTCAACGCCTCGTGCATCTACCTTGCTGCCACGGATTGACAGGAGCTGACGCAGTGCGCCCTCGGCATTGCGGAGTTGATTATTGACCATGATGTCCATAATCTTCTGCACACTGTCGGCTATATCATGCATGGCGGTGGCGTTCTTGACTGCCGACAGCAACCTCTGCATCTCCCCGGAGGTCATGCCGGAGAGATAACCGTTCTGCATGAGGATGCGGGCGAGGTCGGAAACGCGCTTGACGGTGGTCCGGTCAAACATGGCCTGTGCGTTCATGGCTCCGACAACACCTGCCTCAACTTTGCGGTCGGCTCCCACAAAACTCTGTGCGGTGCCACGGCGGTTGCGCATGGAGTGTAGCAGGCTTTGCAGGTTGTTCACAACAGCTTTCTGTGCATCATTGCGCAGGGTGAGGTCGCCGCTCTGATTGTTGCTCAGACGGATTGCGGCGTTGGTTATGCGCTCCTGTAAGCCTACGCTCCGGTCTTTCCAGATGTCGCCGGTCTCACCATCGCGGAAACGTGCCTCGTCAGTCAGTCCTAACTCCTCACGCTTGACGGCATCGCGGGCCATATCCACATAGTCACCTTTGGTGCGGAGCTTCTCATGGCTGCGCCACAGCATATAACGCAGCTCGTTGTCGCCGAGTCTTACCCATTTCGGGAGTTTCAGAGAGCCGAGGAATTTATTGATTGCATCCAACACCTTGGCTTTGAGTTTCGCCCAGATACCTCTCTCAGCTTTGGTGAAGTCCTCAAAACCTTTCTCTGCCATGCGGCCAAACAACTCATCTACGGACACGCGGCGGTGATGCTCGTAGCCTTTCTCCGGCTCGCGCTCAAAACGCCTTGTGGTCTCACGGTCCACTTCCTCCTTCAAATCATCTTTGAGGTGGTCGTAAATCTCATCACAGAAGGCATCGTAGTTTTCATCGCCAAGCATTTCACGCAGTCCCTTGTGGGCCACTACCTCATGGAACACGGTTTCGGCAACGTCCTCGACATTGGCGTTGTTGGGGAGTACGACTACAATCTTGCCTGTTGCGGGGTCGTAGAAACCCTTGCTCCTGCGCATACGCGCCTGTCTGTCGGCGTTGTCGCTCGTCAGTTCTTTCGGGTCGGTAACTACCTGTATCGGCGTGTTGAACTTCTTGCCCAACTTTTCGGCATGGCTGCTCTTGGCCTCCGGCGAGGTCTGGGCCATTTCCTGCTGATGGGCGTTGATGCGCTCAACCTCTTGGTCGGTGACATATTCAGCCTCGCCAAAGTCCCCATCATCAACAGTACCTGTGGCCTCCTCACTGATGGTAACACCGAGGCGTTCCAACTCTGCGCGAACCTGCGGCTGAACCACATTGTATGGAATAGCAATGTCGGTACCGTCAAGCTGCTCGGCAATCATTGCGGCTACCTCCTTGAATGGCACGATACGCACAGGACGGTCGTAACGCGAGAGGATTACGCGGCGGGGCTTACCGAGTTCAGCCAACTGACCGCTGACGGTACCACTGTGCCATGACATTTCTCCCACGGTATTCTTGGCCTTGTCAGCGCGATAACCGCTCGTCATCTCGCTTTCCGGCACCTCCACCTCTACCGTTACAAGGTTGGGGCGTTTGTAAGCCGATGAGAATTGGTCATTAAGCACCGTGCGCGATGTATGCACATAAGGATTATAGGCCACTTTCAATGACCCCTTTCCAAGACCTTTGTTGATTACGACAATGCCATGCTCGTTACCGTCCTTGTTGATAATCGTTTTCTTGATGATTTCGGGGTGTTCCTCGGCCTGTTCCGGCACTCCGAGTTTGATTTCTGGTGTGGCCTTGCCGCCTACCTTAGTAGCCATAGGCGAGTAGAGTTTACCGTCTATCACCTGCATTGTGCGGTATGCCTTCACGGTCTTGCCCTCGGCAAATTCCTTCAGCACGGCATTGTCCTCGACCTCGCGGAAACGAATGTCGCCTTCCGGGGATGCGCCATACTCGCTGCCCGGTTCATAGACATAGCCGTTGTCTAGTGCGCTCCATGTGTGGTTGCCCTCGATACGCACAACGTCCAGAAGGTTATACACACCGCCGCTGCGCTCCTTGACTGCTTGGGTGAGGTTCCTGTAAGCAACCATGCCTCCCTGTTCAAAGTCGCCGTAGAGGAAAGCTTGCATACCTCCGAATTCACCGATGGCCCTTACAATATCATCGGCGAGTCCTTTGGAGTCGATGCTGACGTGGGTAGTGTGGACGTTGGCGACAATCTGGGTTTGGTTATTGCATACAAGCACACTCACTTTGCTGCGGTCGCCCAGACGGTGAGAGGACAGGAATTTGGCCACATCCTGTGCGTTGCTCATCTTCTCGCTCGGCTGATAGTCGGGGTTGAATACATGGCGGTCGAAGGCATAGAGCCTCAATCTGCGCTGTGCGGCGGGCGCCGGTGCCTTGTCATGTGATGCGCTGCTGCCTGTGCCGGACGAGTCGAAGGTGCCGTACTTGCCGCTCTTAAGGTCCATGATTACACCCTCGGCCTTTTTGCCGATGGCACTCTCTACCTGTTTGAGGCAGTTCACATCCTGCGGAGAGCAATTCAATGCTCCGCTCGGATGGTTGTGTACGAAATAGACTTTATCGGGCTTGATGCGGTCGTAGGCCAACTTCACCGGGGCGGCGTTCATGGCAGACCAATCGAAACCTCCGATGCTTATGTGCATCACGGTGGGGACACCGCGTTTGGTCATAACGACAAACACATTCTCCACACTTGCGTTTTCAAGTTCCTCAAAGATGAAGGCTACATCATCGGCACTCTCCACCTTTTCAGCGGAGGTAAACTCCATGTAGTTGCTCTCGCGGAACTTGCGCTCAAGTGCGCAGTATTCGCCGTTGGCCTCGTTCAGTCTGGCACTTGCGTTGGTGTCGAGTAGGGCAGCGTTTCTCCGTTGTAAGGGGGGATTAGACTGCTGTCGTCTATTAACTCTCCCTCCCTCGGCTGCGTTACCGGCTCCGGGTACATCGTTGCTGAAATCGAAGTCGAACGATCCTCCGTAGGCTTCGGGGTTCTCGGAGGTGTATCTGACGGTTTTTCCATCTTTGGTTTCATATCTGCTTGCAAAGTTAGCATTTTCCGCTGAATATTCCGCGGCAGGTTCGCTCGCTGTCGGCTCGCTGTCCTCCTCGGTAAGCTCGATGCCGGATGCCGCCTCAACGTCTTTATCCATTTCGGCATACTTGGCCTCCTTCGCGGCCATTTCAGCTTTCATCTTCTCCTCGTATTCAGCGAGTTTCTCTTCTGCCTTTTCGAGTGCCTCGGCATCTTTGAACGGCTGACCGTCACGCTTGGAGATGGCTTCAAGTTCGGCGTTGTTGCGCTCAAGGTAGTTCTCGACATGTGCAATGCGCTCGCGGAAGTCCTTGCCGCTGACAACATTCTCCATGATGTCCAGAACTGCATTCTTGATGGCGTTGCCTCTTACCGGCATTGCATCAATACCGAGTTCAGGGCATGAGTATGTCATTTTGGCGGGGGCCGTTGCAAACAGGTCGCCCTGCTGATGCTTCATTTCCTTTGTGATTTCGGTATGAATTTTGAAATCGAAACCACCGACGGAGATTGTGATGTCGCTCGTGGCGGGGCGTGACGAGTAGCCGGATGTGCGCACCTCCTCCTGCATGGCAGCTTTCTTCTTGTTTTGTTCGGTGAAGAAATCCTTCATGGCATCAACGGACGGAAAAGAGAGTTTGCCAACAGTGATGTTACCGATTGTAGCGGCCTCCACCTTTTCCAGATAACTCTGATTGTCGGCAATGCGCTTCTCGATCTCACGGTTCAGTCCTGCAATCTGACGCTTGCGGTTGTGGATATAGGTCTGGTCGGCCTTCCAATCCTTTTCTGCCGCTCTCAGCTTGCGAACCTCCTTCTCGATTTGGTTCTTCAGCATGGCATATTCGGAGCCAGAGAGTTGTGCGGTGATGTCGCCGAACAGGTCTTGGTCCTCCTCCAATGAGCGGTTTTCCATAGAGTTTGCCATGAGCTGCTTACCGTTCATAATGCTGTCGGCAATCGCGCCTTTGGTTTTCAGACGTTGATAGACCGTAACATCAAGAGAATCCTCCACACCAAAGCGAAGCACTCTGACAGGGAGATTCCAATCACGGTGCAGGTTGCCCTGTCGTAGGATACGTCCGTTGCGCTGTGTGTAGTCCATAGGACGGTTAGGCGCATCGAGGTGTATCAGAGTGTGGAGGCGTTCTTGGATGTTCACACCCGTACCGAGGGTGAAGGTGCTACCCATAACGACACGGACTTCGCCGGCATTAACCTTGTCGAAGATTTCAAGTTTCTTCTTCACGGTCATGCCCTTCTTCATCACTACAACCTGTTCCTCCGGCACACCTGCGGCAATCAGCTTCTTGCGGATGTCCTCATAGAGATTGAAGCCGGAGGCCTTATTCTGGTAATTGTCGGCGAAGATGGCAACCGTTCCCTTGTAGTCTTTTGTTTCTTCAAGGGTGCGGAGCGTCTGGCGCACGGCCTCATTTGTCTTGCTCTTGGGGTCGTCCTCGGCATCCGACTGAACGAGGCGGGCATCTACGGCGGCGGCTTTGGCAATGCCGTACATGACGAGTGGAATGTGGCTATTCTCCTTCTTCTCCTTGCCGGTCATGTCCTCGTATCTCTCAAGTTCCTCCTTGACAAACTTCATGATGGAGCGGAGTGCGCGTGTCTGGGGAAGGAAGATGTCTTGTGCCTTGCCTCCCTCCATCTGAGGTATCTTGTCACTCACGCCTCCGGCCTCGCGCGTCAGCACGGTGTCGGCCACGGTGGACCAGATGCGCACAAGTTCGGGGAGGTTGAAGTAACCGGCAAAGCGGTTTACCTCTTCATACTTGCCGTTGGTCTTGAACTCCAACATCTGCTGTATGTTGCCGAAGTTGCGGACGAAATCATCAAAGTAGTAGATGTCATACTCCTTCATCACGTCAGACGGGATGAGGTAGCGCATGAACGTCCATATCTCTGCGGCGGTGTTGCTGATAGGCGTACCTGTCGCAAAGACAACATTCTTGCCGCCGGTCTTTTCCAGAACGGCCTGTGCTTTGAGGAACACGCCCTGCGACTTCTTACTCGGCGAGGGGTCAACACCTTTCACACCGCGCTGCATGGCGGTGGCGAAACCGAGGTGTTTATATTCGTGGGCCTCATCGACAAGGATAGCGTCAATGCCCATGCTGTCGAAGTCCTCAACATCATCAGTGGCACGGTCTAGCAATTCTCTTGCCTTGACCTCTGCGTTCTGTCTGGTGATGGCGGCTTTCTTGGCATCCTTCTTTTTCTTGCCCGATGTCGGTTGTGGCTCTCCGCTTGCGAGTTGGCTCATTTCATCCTCAAGGCGTGAAATCTCGCGCTCTGCTGCACGAACAATCATGCTCCTGCCGCCCGGGTCGGCCTCCTTCATCTGCTCAAGCACAAGCATCTTCTCCTCGATTTTGTCTTGGATGAACTGCGTCTGACGCTCGATGCTGTCGGGGATGCGCTCAAATACAGACTGCGGAACCACAATCATGTCCCAATCATTGAACTTGATTTTGGCATAGAAAGCCCTGCGGCCCTCTGCGTTGCGGTCTGCATCTTCAAGGGTCAACACTTTGGCATTAGGATAGAGTGCCTTCGCGCTCGCTACGAATTGGCCCACGGTTGCGTTCTGGACTACAATCATAGGCTTTCGTGCGGTGCCGAGGCGGCGCATTTCCATTGCCGTGGTGATGAGGGTATAGGTTTTGCCGGTGCCTACCTCATGAGCCAACAGGACAGGCTGTGTGGTGGCACGGATAACGGCCTTTGCTTGGTGCGGGCGCAGTTTGAAAGGTCTGCCACCTACGGTCGTGGCCGCTCCGCCGAAATGCTCCGGCACAAATTCATCGGGGATTGATTTAGGAACGGAGTTGTTGAACTTCTCGTTATACTTCTCCTCCATGCGCATAGACAGAGCGGGGTCGTTCTGCATCTGCTCACGCGCCCAATCCTTGAAGTCTTGGCGTATCTCGTCAACTTTCGTGGCACAGGCTGTAGTGGCAGCGGGGTCGGTTTCAGTATGTGAGCCCCCGTCACTGTCCTTTACCGTCCTGCTGACGGAGATTGTCTTGTTGGTAAGTGCGGCTTCAATGAGTTTATGGCCGGGGATGAGGATGCCAAACGCCTCACTGCGCACACCCATTTCTGTATTTTTGGGCTTGTCGGTATTCCGCGGCTCAGCCATGTGCCATGTACCGCCGGCATTGGTCAGTTTAACGTCCAACTCGGTGCGCTCCTTGACATACCTCTCGTAGAGCTGCGGTTCAATCCATGATGAGCCAAGGGCAAACTCGATGAGGTGAGCAGGGATGTTCATAGGCACAACGGCCTCCAGAGCCTTGATGTTGGCATCATAGGCACCTCCGGCGGCTTCGTTGGCCTCTCTCGCCTGTCTCAACTTCTCACGCACATTGCCGCTGAGGTATTCATACGATACCTCCATCTGGCCTGTGGTCGGGTCCACAAAGCCAAGTCCGCTCTCTACAATCTCCTTCTTAACATCGTCCTGCGACTTGCCTAACTGAGTGGCAAGATACTCGGTGTCGATGCGGCCATACTTGTAGATGCTCGCAATGATACCGTCCTTGACATTCTTCGGTGAAGGCTCACTCTCTTTCTCTACGACACGGCGGCTGAAGATGTCGGTCTTGCCGTAGGTCTTTACCTTTGTGCCGTCCTTGTTGCCTTTTTCGGAGTAGGTCTCCAGAGCGACAATGCTTGAAAAGTCAACATCGTTGCGCAGCCATGCAAGATTATTATTCTTGTTGAGGTTGCCGTAACGCTGAACGAAAGTATCATAGGCACGGTTGAGGCGGTCGAGTAACGGCTGTAACCCGGCATCATCGTCATGCTCGGTCTGATACTTCAGCACATCGGCCAATGCAGACTTGATTTCGGTGTAGTCCTTGAAACACTCCTCTTTGGTGCGTCCCTTGATTTTGTTCTTGTTGAGGGTCAGAGGAACGGCACGGCCCATGCGGGCCACACACAGGTTGCCTTCGGAGTCAGTTACCATGCTGCCTTCCTTTACACCCTCGCCCAGAGCCTCGTTGATATGCGAGGTCTGCTCGGCAACGGCCTTGCCCTGTTCCTTGCTCCAATCCATATCGGCAAGGTGCTGAACCCATGCGGCCATTCGTGCTGATTGGTCGGCGGTGCGGGTCGGGAACAGACCTATGGAGGTAGGACGGTAGGTGTCGCCCTGTTCAAAGCCAAAGAACATTTCACCGCCCATGTGTTCGGGGTGTTCGATGAAATAACGGTTGACATAGAGAGGCAGGTCTTTTGTCTTGCCTCGTGCATCCGTGAATGTCGCGGTTCTCGCAGGTGTCACGGTGCTTACGTCTATGGCGTTGGCACTCTTGCGGCCATTCACACGCTTACGCACTACGATAATGTCAGACGTGGCGGCGGTGCCTCCGAAGGTCTGATTGTTCATGCGGAATACTCCCACAACATCGGCGTTACCCTCTTTGTCGCCCACAAGCCAATGGCGGAGCTTCTGGGACTTGTCGAGGGTGCCGCTTGATGTGATGAAGATACCGATACCACCTTCACGGAGTTTGCGCACGTTCTTGGCGATACAGAAATCGTGGATGTCACGGAATTTCTTGGAGAGGTCGCTGTCGCCGCTCTCGTCCATGACATGAAGGTCGGTAACGAAAGGCACGTTGGTAATGGCGAGGTCCACGCTGCCGTTGGCTATGCGGGTCTGCTCAAAACCCTGTACCTCCACCTTTGCGTCCGGGTAGAGTAATGAAAGGATGCCGCCGGTGGTCGGGTCAATCTCCACGGCGTGAATGTTGCTGCGCTCGCTGATGTCAGTAGGCATCAAGCCAATGATGTTGCCGATACCGGCTGACCCCTCAACGATGTTGCCTCCCTTGAAGCCGAGGGCCTTTGCAACGTCCCACATGGCATCAATGACTGCAGCAGGAGTGTAGTATGCACTGTTACGGCTCATCACGGCTGCTTGGTATTCTTCCGGGGTCAATGCTTCGCGGAGGCGTTTGTTCACAGGATTAGGTGCCCATGCGCTGCCCTCGTTGAAAGCGGCACCGAGGCCACCCCAACCGCTATACCTACGGAGTATGGCCATCTCCTGCGGAGTGGCCGTTGCGCCGGAGACAAGAAGTTTCTTTGCAAGCTCCAGAGCGGCGATGTTGGCATCAATACGGGCTTTCTCACCTTTGGGAGCGTAGTCCATACCGCGCTCTGCATGGTTGTTGCGGGTGTTCTTGGGTGCGGCAGGGGTGCGGGGTGCGGTTACGCCTCGCTCGCTCTGATGCTGTCCAGATACTCCTGCGCCTCTGTCGGAGTCAGACACAGTATGCTCTCCACCACGTTGAGCCATTCTTCCTCCGTCAGTTCGCTCATTTTCATTTTTTGCGCCCTCTCCCAACGGTTCATTAGGTCGCGGTTGCTGTCCCCCTCGCCCGGTTCCTTCGGTGCGAGGTTGTACGTCAGTTTTCTCATTTAATTTGGGTTTTGGTATTACTTCTGATTTGGGTTTGAGTTCTTTCTTTACCTTCGGCTCCTCTATCGGGTCACAGACGGCCACGCGCTTACCTGCGCGTACCATCTGGGGAAGATACTTGTCGAGGGCATGATGTGGAAACTCGGTGAAGGGGATTTCCGTGCCGTCATTCGTAAACTTGGAGAGCGGCAGGTTGAGAAGATTGGCAACCTCCTCGGCATCCGTTGACAGGACATAGTAGTTATTCCCGGAGCGGAATAACAACATGGCATCGGGATGCTTCTGTTTCATGTCCTCATACTGAGGAAGGAGTTTGCACAGGCTGTCGTTCTTGGCCTTTGTGGGTTTCAGACCACCGCCTTTCAAGATGTCAACTACACGCTTTGTGGCAGGGTCAATCTCCTTATCCTTTGCAGGTGCGGTCGGCTGCGGTGTCTGCGGATGTTCATCGAACAGACCCCCGAACAGGTCACCAATGGGAAGCTGCGGCTCCACGGCAGGTGCCTTCGGCTCCTTGTCGGCGGCAACACGTTTAGCCACGTCCACCATATCCTCGCCGGGCTGCGGTGTCAGAGGTGTAGCGGGCTTCACGGTTTCATCGGGTAGATATGTGCGTACCAACCGGCGAATGTCGGATAGCAGCTCATCATAGGGAATGGTGGGCCGTGTGTTGTGGTTGCTCGACTCGTAGCGGTCCATACCTCCTTTGCCGGTGTTCTCGATGCGGTACATGATACCTGTGAGCATCAAGTCCTCATCGGTCCTGTCCTCACGTCCACCATCGCGCCACGGCTCGTTCTTGTCGAGGCTCAGCCAGATTGACAGCTCGCGGCCCTCTGCGAGTGGCAGGGTGATATAAACCTCGCCGCCGGCAGGAGCGACATTGCTTCGGGCAATCTTACTGCCAAAACCATATTTGGCCTTGCGAACCTTGTCTTTGGGGTCTATGGTGATTCCGAGGTCGGCGGCTAACTGTGTGGCGAGGCGGTGAGCATCCTGCACTGCCTTGCGCTCTGCGTTGCGCATATAGCCGTAGGCCTCGTTGAAATCCTTGTCAACGGGGTCAGCCTCATAGTAGCCGAGGAGGGCGAGTTGCTTGTTGACCTCATCTAATTCTTTGTCGAGGCTACGAGAGAGTCCTTCGGCATCTTCCTCAGAGTTTGCAGCTTCGAGTTTACTTTCGACTTGACTTGCAGTAGTCTCTGCTTTGTCGATAATAGTTTCTGTATCTGCTGATGTTTCGTCAGCCTCTTTTTTTCTTTGCTCATTGCGTTGGTCTTTGAGTGTTTGAATAATCTGGTCGGTCTGCTGTTGTGAGGCGTTCTCATCAACGGCATGTTGAGCGGTGGCGATGATGTCCTTGGCTCCGGGCTTGTCGAAGTTGTAAACGTCAAAAGCCTTCACGGTCTTTCGGTCGTCCATTTCCTCATCCCATCCGAGTTCTATCACCTCCTCCATATTCTGTGCAGCGGCATACAGGGATTTGAGGTGAGGACGCATATCATCGAAGATGTCGGGTAATTCGTCCTTCATGGCCTCGCAGTAGTCGGAGAAGGAGCGCAGACCGCCTTTCATCATAAGATAGGTCATGCGGGTACCCATGCGCAGCACCTCGGCATCCATCTGTTTGGGCTTGGGCTTGCCGTATTCGGCTCCGGCCTCCTGCACGATGTCACCGTCCTTACCGAAATGGCTGCGCAGGTCTTTGCGGAGGCTGTCAAACTCATCGGCATCTTCATCGCTAATCCATCTGCGCTTCTTCGGCTTGGGAGCGTCCTCAACGGGTTTGGCATGGTCGCTCAGCTTGGTTTCGCCTTTCGTCTTGAGTGCATCGAACACTCCCTCAACGTCAACCTGCTTCATCGGGCTTTTGGTCGGTTTGGCAGGTGTCTCGGCTTTCTTGGGTTTGGCCGCAGGTTTCTCCATGTCGGCCATTGACAGGGGTGCCTCGTCTGCAACCTCGTCCTCGCTCTTGGCCGTAACCTCATCGGCAAAGGCTTTGGCATCCTCACTACTGCGCAGCATCCAACCCATGCTCTCACGGTCGTACCAACCTTTGAGAACCTTGGCTTTCGCACGAAGGGCCGACAATTCCTCTTTGGAGAAATCGCGGTCGAATGTTACCAGATATGTGTCAAGGGTCTTGCCCTGCTTGTTGGTGTAGGGCTTAGGCTCAATCTTGTAGCCCTCGCCCTCGATGGTAGCCGCAGGTTGCGCCGGCGCCTCTGTCGGCTCCGGCTGTTGCGGCTCGGTCTTGACAGGAGCCTCGTCAACAACCTTGCTGACGGTCGTATAGTCGGCAAAGGGTTTAGTCTTGCGGTGGCTCGACTGTACCCACTTGTTGAAGTCCTCGATGTTGGTTTTAGATATACGGAGGCCGGGGTGTGTATCGGCCCACGTCTTATCATAGTTGGCGAGGTAGGCGGTCATGGCCTCGTCCTTATCGTTGAAGCCAAGCATCACCTTATGCTCATCAAAAGAACCGTCCCTATTTGTCTGGTCAACGACAAAGACCTTGCGGCCATTCCATTGGTCCATGTCGGAGTGCAGGAACACGTCTATATGGTCACCGTCAACGCCCTCGGTTCCCTTGATGTAACCGTAGGTGTTGGCCATGGTGTTACTCCATTCCTTGCCGTCAGCGTCAACTCCTTTGCGCACACTGCCCGCAGGGTTCTCTATGGTGATGTCAAACTCACCAATAGTAACGTGGCCTTTCTTGTAGTTGCCGGCCTCGGCCTGTGCAGGGGTCGGTTCGGTGTTCACCTGTGCAGATGCGGCCTCGACTGCGGTCTGCACTGTGGCCGGGGCTTGTGGCTCCGGCTCTGCCTTTACTGCTTCGGCTGCTGCTCGGCTATCATCTGAAGCTCCTGCTCCACGGTCGGACGGTTCTGTTCCTGTCGGATTTTGTTCTCCGCTTGCAGGTGGTTCATTGCCTCGGAGTTCCCCTCCTTGGCCGTCTTGATTACGGAGAGCCACATCAGCACCTCCATTTGCGACATTGTTGTTTCCATTCTTCGCCGGTTTATAATCTATGTTTAATACCTGTTTAATAACGTCCGCAAGCGGATATTCTGTTGTGTCGGCCTCCTCAAAGAGTGTAGCGGCCTTCTTGCCTTGCGCGAGGTCATACATCTGGTTGAAGTAGCTTGCGAGTGTCGATTGCGACATGTCGTTGGCTTTATACATCGCGGCCAGATGCAATGCAAAGTTACTAAAATTATCGGCAGGCATATACTGCTCAAACCTATCATCGAGTTGGATTGAGCGTTTGAAGCCCTCAACAACCCTCAGAACTTCCTCCATCTTCTTTGCGGCGGCAAAGGTGGGGTCGTTCATGAGCTGATTGAAGGCGGCAATTGATGCTTGGATTTCGGGGAGCATCTTACCTGCAAAGGGCGAGTCCATATCACGGAAGGCCGTTGAGAGGATTGCACGTTGAGCCTTGGCCGGAAGTGCGTCAAACATTTCCTCCAACTGCTGTGAGCCTCCTTTGAACACGGCTTGATACAGGACTTTCTGCAAGTCGTTCTTGGCCTCGGCGGTGAGATTGCCCTTGCTGTCGAATGCCGACTGATACTGCGTGTTGGTGATAGCACCTTTCTGCGCCATCCATTTCAACACCTCGGTGCCGTTACGGTCCACAAGCTGACCGAATGAGGCCTCCTCATCGCCGCTACGGAGTAACTGCGAGGCAAAGGAGCGCATATCCTCTCCGAGTTTCTGTGCTACATTCTTCGGCTTGATACGCTCAACACCGCCGCTCTCGGTATCCTGTGCGGTCATTTGACCCAGACGGATAGCCTCGGCATCGTCCACGTCAAGCATATTGACAAGGACTGGCTGCTGCATGGCGTTGACCGCTTCGGGGTCGAGGCCGAACTGCTCTGCATTGTCGATGAGGTATTGTTTGTAGGTCTGCTGCTGTTCGGGCAGTTTATTCTCCCACAGGTAACGGAGAGCGTCAGAGCGGTTGTTGCCCTGTATCACCTCACCACGAGTGTTCACGGTCGGTGCGCCGGTGTAAGCTGTGGCACTGCCGGTGATTTCCTGTGGACGGATGCTCTCTGCCATTTCTTTGGCGGCAAACATAGATACGGCCTCGGCACGGTTCTTGGGCTGTGCCTCCTCAATAAAGAACATGGGGTTGCGCTGTCCCTGTATGTGCGAGGGCTGTAACTGCGGGGCCTCGATGACGGCCAAATGACCTTTGGGGAGGTCCTTCTGCGAGAACTTGACCTCTACCTCGTGGCCTACAACTCCCTGCACAGGTTCCTGTCGGGTGAACATCTGACCACTGAAACGGCGCACACCGCGCTTGCGGGCATTTTCGGGAGTGTCAAGGTGCCATTCTGGAATACCTTCCAATGCCTCACGCTCCAGACGTGCGGCCTCCTCGCGGGCTTCGCGCTCCGCTTTCTCAGCCTCGGCCCGCTCTGCGGCTCTCTGTCGGGCCTCCTGCTGTGCGCGTATGGCATCCTGTCGGCGTTGCTCGACATTAGCCATTTGTTGCCACAGGTTGTATTCCTGCTCGGCCTGTGCGAGTCCTGCGGAGATTGCCTTCTTCGATGCAAGTATCTCGGTCGGGGTCTTGCCTTTCGGTTTCTGCTTCTGGGCTTTCTCATACGCCTTGCGCTTCTCCTCGGCCATGGTGTCGGCAATCTCTTTGGCGGTGGCTGCATCACCCTCGGCAAATTCCACAAGTGCATCCCAACCATGCTCCGGGTTCTCGGCCTGTTCAAAGATAGGCTCACCTTTGGCATCGCGGGGAATACGTTGCAGGGGTGTCGGCTCTGCGGTCGGGGCCGGTGTTTCCTGTACGTTCTCTACAGGAGCGGCGGGATTGGGAACACTTTCAGCGGGTGAAACGGCGTTTTCCGTAGGAATTTCGTGCGTTTCCGTAGAAGTGGGAACGTTTTCGGGCTGATTGGGAACAGTGGCTGTCTGCTCGTTGGAGGGTTGAACCGCGCCCAACTTAGAGAGCTGTTCATCTGTCCATGTCGGAACGTTGGCACCGGGCGAATAAGGTTGCAAGGCATTGCCGTTGCCGTCATGCGCCCACATGAAGCCACGATCGTCAATAAGGACATTCTGACCCTCGGCATCCTTGCCAACGGTGAATGTGCGTGTGCTGCCGTCACGTTGAGGCACGGCAATAGTGCCAACAGGATTAACGCCTGTGGGCATCGTGACCTCGCCCTGCGGTGCCTCGGCGGGTGTGGATGTAGGTGTAGTTGTAGGTGTAGTGGCAGGTGTAGAAGTCGGGGCCGGCGTAGGCTCAATGGGAGCAACCTGTTCGGGCTGTTCCGTTTGTTCGGGCTGTGCGGCCTGTATTCTGAGCTGCTGTTCCTGCTTGAGTCCTTCAACCCAACCACGACCATAGTCTGTAAGGCTCGACACCTCGTTTTCATCGCTGAACCTCGCAATGTAATTGTTGAGTTCCTCATCAGACATAGAGGTGGAGGCGGCTCCATCTTCAAGGCCGTTGTCGTATGCCTCCGTGTCGGTAACGCCTTCCGGGTAAACGCGCTCGGCGGCTTGTGGCTGTGCGGCTGACGGCTGCTGAGGCTCGTCCGGCTGATACTCAGACAGGATATTGTTAAGCTCATGCTCCGATGCGTAGTGAAGATGTTGCAGGTCGCCCTCAACATAATATTCATGGTTGCCATTCTCATCGACATAGCCGGTGAGGACACCGCGAGTTTCTGTACCGTCAGAGTTGCGTATCTTGATTTGGCCGGAGGTATATTTTGATTGAGGCTCCACCTCCGGGACTTCGGTGGCATCACCAGGCATCGTCGGCGCTTCCTCGGTTGGGGCCGCATATTCTTCGTAGGATAAAATGGCCTCGGGCGATACCATTTCAATCTTGCCGGTTGCAACATCACGAATGACAATAGATGCATCGCTGCGCTCGCTATCAACCATGCTGCCGTCCTCCATCATCACCACGCGGCCACTCAACACCTCAACAGGTCGGTCTTGATATTTCATCACAGCACGGCCTATGGGTGTCTGTTCGCCTCCGGGCTGATGCGGGTCGTAATCTGGGGTCGGGTCGGTGGAGTTGTTGAAACGCGGGTCAATCGGCTCGCTATCGGCGGGTGACACGGATTCATCCGTCAGTAGTTTCTGATTGGTGATGTCCTCGGCCTGTGCATCCTCAACGGGATTGGCCTCCTTTGCCTTGTCGGGAATAAGTTCATTAAGATACTCATCAATGGCGGTCTGCTCTTGGACTGTGCGGCGGTTAGCCTCTTTGCGGATTGCTCCGTCAATGTCAACACCGTATTTCTCATTGATGCGACCACGTATTTCATCGGTGACTCCTGCCTCCTTAAAATCACCCATAGCGTCAGTGACCTTGCGGAGAATGTTCTGCTGCACCTCGTCAAACTGCTTGTCGCCGCCACGGAGGTGGTTGCGCCGTGCTTCCTCGCAGGTGCGGTAAACCTCTACCATGTCCCAACCGTTCTCTGCGGCCACGGTGCGGCAAGCCTCCTGTAAACGGTTCTCAAAGTCGGCGGTCTGCTGATAACGCTCGCCGATTTCGATGCTGTTAAGTTCGGTCTGACGCTTGATGCGCTCCAATTCAAGGTCAGCGGCCTTGCGGCTCTTGAATGAGCGAGAAGTGATAACACCGTTGGCACCATGCGACTCCACAATGAAACCGCCATCGCCATCTTCGATAAGCTCACCTCTCATCACGGTTGACATCGGGAGCCTACGGCCAGTGGCAAAGTAGTACATCTTCGCTCTTGCGGCCTCACTAACACGCGGGTCTGTTACCATGTCAGTAAGACGGCTGACGATTTCCGGGGCGTTCTGAGCTATCATACTGCCCTCGGCAGGGTCACCTGTGCGCTCTGAACTTTCAACGAGGTCGCGCAGGTCGTAACCATAACGTTTGAGTTCTGCCTTCTCGTCCTCGGTCAGAGCCATACCACCATCGGAAGGAGCGTCCATGCGCTGACGCAGACGGCTCTCAAAGTCGAGGCGGTTCTTCTGGCCGTTGGTCGGGCTGTCGAATGATGCTTTGAGGTCGCCGAGGACACCGCCGGCACTCTTGAGCATGTGCTTGGCTTTGAAACCTACCATCATGGCCATGTTGTCATTCCACACGTCCATTGCATCGCGCTCTCCCTCTATCCATTCGGGGACAGAGAAGATTGTACCCTCGGCGAGAGTGGCACCTGTATAGACACCTGCGCGAGTGGCAACCTTGCCAACTGTGCTTGATGTGGCCCGCACAAGTTTGTCGGACACGTTTCCAGATACAGGGCCGAGCCAACCGACTGCGGCACCCATCATGAGGCCGTGGCCGAACTGACCTGCAACGGCTCCGGCTGAATATCCCTCGTTGATGTAGCGGCCTGTTTCGTCCTGTCCTACGATATGACCACCGTGGGCGAATTGGTTCTCCATTTCCTTGACACCCTCGAATGTGCCGAAGTTGGCTGCACCGCCGGCGATACCTCCGACAATGCGGCCTGTCATGGATGTAGCGAACTGACGTGTGGCGGCTTGGGTGACGGCTGCGGATGCACCTCTACCTGCCAACCAACGACCACCGAGCCACATTGCACCACGAGTTGCAGCACCTCCAACACCGGCTGACATCCATGTCGTGGGGTCGAGGGCGAAACCTGCTACCATGCCGGCCACGTCAAGTATCTTGTGGCCGTCCTGTCGGTATATCTCGTTGGCGGCTTCGTTAGCGGCCATGTCGCCGGTCTTGCCATCTGCGCTCGATACGGCCAGACCCTTGCTGACGTTCATTAGGACGTTCATGTCGCCAATCTTGCGCATGAGATATTCCAGATTGCCCTTCGGCATATTCTTCTCAACCGCAAGATTGTAGAGGCGCAGGTCGGACTGCTGACGGGCAAACTGCTTGGCTTGGTTGTAAAGCACAAGTTCATCAGCACCGGGATTGCGGTAGCGCAGCATCTG